GGGGCTTGCAAGAGATCACACGCGGGCGTTTGTTAATGGCTACCCGGTTGATGATTGGAATCAGGAAGTGGTTAGTGGGGATCTCCTGACGCTGCACCAAGTGCCGTCGGGACTTGGCTTAGCCGCCAACCTCGCAATTGCCGCGCTCGCTGTATCAGTTGCCACTTTTTTCCTCTTCGCCCCTGAAGAGCCCGAGATTTCTGACAACGAAAAGCGCAAGCGTGTAAAAGGCGACAGCAACCAGAATAAAGCCTACGAGCCAATCCCCTACATCCTTGGGAAGCGCAAGATTGTGCCAGCTTATGCGGCCAATCCTTATTATGAGTACCGGGGCAAAGATCAATATTACCGGATGTTGCTTTGCGTCGGCTACGGGCCTATGGATGTCACTGACGTACGCATTGGCGAAGTCCCTATAAGCAGCTTTGGGGAAGTAGAGGTTGCGACGGTAGACTGGTATAACAACTCAGACACCGAAACGTTGCGTGATATATGGTCCAGAGACGTAACTCAGAATAATGTGCAAGACGAGTTGCCGAGAGAGGGCAGCGGATGGCTGTCCAGTTTTGTGCCAGTGGGTCGCGGTGTAACAAACGTCACATTTTCGTACCCTCGCGGGCTCTACTGGATCAAAGGCGACGGCAACAGGGCGAACTTGTGCGGATCAATACAGCTTCAGTATCAGGGCGGTTCTGGCGACTGGTTTACGGCTGCACGGTACTTTAACAAGACGGCAGCTAACGAAGGCGCGGGGCCATATAGGCTGTACAAAGAAGGCGGCGTTCTGTATCGGACTGGGTCAACAGATCAGAACTGGGGAGACGGGGAAGACAACCTTTTTTGGTATGAAGAGCCCGTACCATCAAGCTATATAGTATATGACGACGGCAACGGTTATGTTGTTTTGGACGCGCCCGAGGACTATGAAGTATCTAGCGTTTCTGCATGGTCAAAAACCAATAAGTTTTTCACGCGCTCAATTACATTTGATCCATCTTTGCATGGCGGCCCGCCTACAGAAACCACTGTTACAATCCGAGCGCGCAACCTGTCGCCTGGCAGTAGTGGCAGAAAGCCGTGGACAGACACTGCAAATCTTGAATTCACGCAACGCAACGCGCCCCTGAGTACGGGACGATTCAATGAGCTGATAGGCAGCCCATCGGGAGACTACAGGCCCGTCATCATTGCTTTAAACATCAAGGCCACAGACCAGGTAAGCGGGAACCTTGATTCTGTAAATGTTATTGCTGAATCGGTTGTGCCGTCGGTGTGGGCTAATGATTGGCGCGAATGGTTTGGCCAGGCGCTGACACCTAGCAGCAACCCGGCAGAGCTTTACCGATGGGTGTTGCAGGGTCCGTTTAACCGCGCCCGCGTTGCCAACAGCAGGATCAGACTAGAGGACTTGGACGCTTGGCGGACACGGTGCGTAACGGATGGCTGGGAGGCTTCCAACTACAACAACGAGTCGGCCCCTTTAAAGTCTGTACTGAATAACGTGGCGAAGACCGGGCGCGCAGAGTTTGCAATGCGCGACGGCAAGTTCAGCGTCGTGCAGAACATCGAGAAGCTGATCCCGACTCAGATTTTCACCCCGAAGAACAGCTCTGGATTCAGTTCAAAGCGCGAATTTCCAGATCCTTCAGACGGCATTACAGTTGAGTTTCAAAACGAGGATCAGGACTGGGAGCTGGATGAGTGGACTTATTACGACCCATCCATACTCGAAGCTGACCGCATCGGACAAACCGACTCACTTGAGCTTTGGGGCGTCACTAATCCCGCCCTTGCTCAGAAGCATGCGCGGTTTGCATACCTCGAAAAGCGCTTTCGTAGGGAAACGTATGAGCTAACCACAGACATAGAGAACCTCGCGTGCGCTAGGGGTGATCTTGTCCTTGTTCAGAATGACATCATCGACGTGGGCCTGGGTAGTGGGATTGTCAAGTCCGTTGGCGCTGGTACGTTTTCGATTGATGAAACCTTTGGCCTAGTCTCTGGCCAGTCTTACGGCGTGCGCGTCAGGACGGTCAGCAGCGGGACACAGTTCAAGCAGATAACCGCAACTTATGACGGCGCAGGACAATGGTCAACCGGCAGCGCCATTGAGTTTATCGCGGGCGACTTGGCGTCCTACGGCGTAGCAGGATCAGAGACGCTCGACTGCATCGTTGTTAATGTATCTCCATCCGTAGACCTTGGCGCAAGCGTGACGCTGGTTAACGCTGCAAACGAGATTTACACGGAAGATGGCGAACCCCTGCCCGCGTACACAACCAACCTGAGACCCAGGCCAGAGAATCAGATACCGACAGCCCCCGAGATTTCGGCAGGCGTAGGACCGTCTAATTATCTATCTGCCGTTGTTAACGTGTCAGTTCTGGACCCTGACCGGCTTGCGACCGTTACCCGCTCCTACCGTCTGCAATACAAAATTGACTCGGACATCATTGAAGACCCGATAACGGGCGTTATTGAAACAGACCCCGGGAGACCTGACGGCGAATCCAGTGTGTGGATCGACGCGCCCGATATAGACGCCAGAATTGGAAGCGTTGAAGTTCCGATCCCCTTGGACGTCGGCAACCGGCTTGTATTCCGAGCAAAGGCTCGCGGCACTGGCAACCTAATATCGGCGTGGTCGGACGAGTATGAGCTTGTCATAAGCAGCGAACCCGCCGCCAATGTAAACAGCTTTACTGTCACCGAAAAAGTGAACACGCCCAAAACCCCGGACGGCATGTTTTCCACGCTTGTGATTACCGTAGACGAGCCACCGACAGACCCTTACCTGTACGCCATAGCCGAGTATCGGCTACCAAGCCAAGACGAATGGCAGAGGGTCAGCAAAATAGGCTGGCAGTTCCCGAGCGTTGCCGAAGTGCAGGTACTGGCGAACGGCACGCAATACGAGATCCGGGTACGCAGTGTGTCAGTGTATGGCGTCGAAAACTTCTACGGCCTTCGGCAGATTGTCACTACAACAAACGTGCTGAACCCGGAGTACACAGAAGACAACCCGTTTCTTGTTCTGCCGGTCCCGGACGTGCGCGGCCTTGAACTTTTTGAGCAGGGTAACGATACGGAGTTTGGCGGACGCGATGCTAAGTTTGTTTGGCGTCGATCCACCGTTGGCGACTGGGTAGAAATTGGATTCGAGGGGCTTCGCGGTGCCGGTGCTGGCAGGCTGGATCAGTATTTCCGGGATTATCAGGTTGAAATATGGACTGATAATCAGATCGTCAGGACTGAGCAGGTTTACGATCCTGTCTATATCTACTCCTTTGAGAAAAATGCTGAGGACTACCGGCGCGTAACGGGCACGGTTGGCGCTTGGCGCGACTTTGAGATCAGGGTTATTGAGCGTGGCAGAAACAACCAGGTGTCTGCTAATCCGGCCAAGCTGTCTGTGGCCAACACCGCCCCCGAACCCTTAGCCGCACTCTCAGTAGTGCCAGGCTTCAGCGTGATCGAGATCAGCTATCTGCGCCCCGATGATCTGGATTTTGCAGGCGTTGATATATGGGTCAGCCAAACGCAAGGCTTTGACCCTAATGCTATTGACCCAACAGCTACGGTATCGGACAACAGCTATGTGGCCACAGGGCTGACACAGGGCGAAACCTACTATGTCAGGCTCCGGCCATTCGATCTGTTCGGCAAGACAGGCACGAACACCAGCGCAGAATTTGCGGTCACTACCAAAACCGGCGTGGATATTACCGGGCTGAGTGGATGGGCTTATGAGATTGATCCTGTTGATCGGGCGTTTATTGAGGCCAACTTGGCAGGTGACGCAATACCCTCTACTAGGATCGAGAGCCTTGCCGTTCCCAAGCTAACCGGCGGCGTTATAAATGCTACTGAGACAATCACCAGTGAAGGCGTGATCCGTGCGGTTGATGACATTAACAATCCGCAAATACAGGCAGGCATAGGCCCTATTGGGTTAACTCGGGACGGTGTGCCGTATGCCGCCTTAATGTGGGCATTCGACACGCAAGGAGTGACTTTCTCAATAGACGAGCTTGGGAACGCCTACTTCCAAGGCGACCTTGAGGCGTCAACTTTTACCAATGACGAGTTGACGATTGATGAGCTTGGAAATCTAAATAGTACCGGGACGTTCAGGTTTGGCGGGGCTTCTGACAACTTCATAGACTTTAACGGCACTCAGCTTGTTATTGATACTGATAACTTTAGTGTTGATGCGGCTGGTAATGCTACGTTTAGTGGTGACATAACCGCTGCCACTTTCACAAACGACGAGCTGTCGATTGACTCTGACGGCAACGTGGATAGTACGGGCACGTTCAGGTTTGGCGGGGCTGCTAACAACTTCATAGACTTTAACGGCACTCGGCTTGTTATTGATACCGATAACTTTAGTGTTGATGCGGCTGGTAACGCTGGCTTCTTGGGTACAATAACAGGATCCACCATTACAGGGTCCACGCTTCAGACTTCGGCAACCGGGGCCAGGGTAGTAATCTCTTCTGCCACGAATGCTTTAAGCACCTACGACTCAAGTAATGTAAAGGTCGCCTCTATAGGCGAGAATGTTACTGTTGATGGCAATTCTAAGGCTGTTAGCGTTTTCGGAGAAGCTTCGGCTTTCCAGGATTATGGCATTTACGGAAGACATTATTCTGGCGGAAGGGGCATGTATGGCGACAGCGATGGGAGTGGCGGTGAGGGCGTGTTTGGAAATAGCAGAAGCACTACTGGAACCGGTCGCGGCGTATATGGCCAAAGCTCGGGCCTTTCTGGAACAGGGGGAGGGGGCCTTGGAAGCGCTTACGGAGGGCGCTTTACCGCTGCGGGCAACCACGGTGTATATTCCATTGCAACTGACAATGTGTCTTATGATTTCTACGCTGCGGGCGGGGCGGGTCTAAACTATGGCCCTTTCACTGGCGGCCACGATTGTCTTTTATCTAGACAATGCGAGTTTGAAATTGGCGACATCTTGATCGCTACTGGCGAGTTTGAAAAGGGAGGCGTTTCCCAGACAATGCCTTACTTAAACATAGCGTCTCAGTCATTATCCAAAGCTGCGTACGGTGTCTTTATCGCAAAGTCTGAATTGAGTATAGACGAAAGGCACCGACCTGCGGCTTTACAAGATTATACAACGGCTCGCATGGTATATATAGGTGAAACACATGATAGGGGCGCCGTCAACGCACTCGGCGAAGGCCAAATAAACGTATGCTCAGAATCCGGAGACTTTGAAGCTGGCGACTTCATATGCACCTCAAACACCGCTGGCAAGGGCATGCGATACGATGGCCTAGACATGCGCTACGTGGTTGCTAAGTGCATGGAGCC